CTAAAAAGCAGTCTGACTTCAAGGAACTTAGGAAGCATAATAAAGAGCTTCTAAAAACTATTGAAGCGGAACGCGAGCGCGCAATCAAGGCCGAAGAACGTGCTAGGGTTTACGAGAGTATGCAAAACCCTCTGCGAAGTGCAGAGCCAAAGTTTGCTGATTTCAATGGTGATGCCGAAGCGTATGCCGAAGCAAAATCTGCCTACCTACTCGCAAGAGGAAAAGGGCAAGAAAGCGAAGCCACCACGAAACAGCAGGCAGAAGCGAAAAAGGCGCAAGAGCAGGCACAGATTGTTAATGAGGAGTTCAATGAACAGATAGCGATCCGCTTAGGCGTTGATCCTGATTTGACCAAGGCTCTTGAGAACATTAACAAGAATGGAATCGGTGAAGGAATCGATGCACGGATTGAACAAGCTATCAAGGTTAGCCCTGTAGGTGTCGAAATCGTGAAGTTCCTTGGCCTTAATCCAGAGTTTACTAGTGCTCTTGAGGAATTGCCTTTGAATCAACAGGCCGTTCGTTTGCGGGTACTTGAAAAAGAAGCTCTAAGAGTCGGAAACCTTGACCACCTGTCAAAGAAAACACAGAAAACCGAAGTGCCACCAAAGGTAAATGCCCAAGGTGGTGGATCAATAAAACCCCGATTGGATAACCCGCAGTCTCAAGCAGACTTTGCCAAGGCTTTCCGATCCTCATTACAAGGATAAAACATCATGGCAACTAATGTCATCAAAATTAGCGACAAAGTCGCAACAGTCGCAGCCGAAATCTTCCACGATGTCGCTGTAGTCCCCGCCAACTCCGACCGCTCCCTCGAAGATGAGTTCAAGGGCAGTGAGAAAATTGGCGATACCGTCCGCAAAAAAGTACCTTCCCGCTATGAGGCACAGACTGGTAATAGCCGTGGAACTGCCAATGACATCAAGCAGGAAACACGCGTTCTTACCTTGGATCAGAACAAGTTTATCAAGCTTGACCTGACTTCTCAGGAATTGGCCGTGTTCACTGGAACCGATGCCAAGGCCATGAAGGAACTCTTGCTTCAGCCTGTTTCGAACCTTGCACGTCAGACTGACTTGTATATGTTCGACTTGATGGCCAAGAAGGGTGGCAACCGCGCTGTTCTCGCAACCGCTGCGAACGGATTCACCAACAAGGACGCAGGCAAGCTCAACGCTATGTTGAACGCTCAGTTGGCTCCAGGCATGGAAACCCGCTACATCGCTGTCGGTGCAGAAGATATGGAAACCGCTGTTGATTCCAACAAGGAACTCTTCAATGCTCAGGGCGAAATTGCCAAGCAGTATTCTGAAGGTATCGTTGCCCGTGGTCAAGGATTCAGCAAGTGGCTCAATAGCCAGTCGCTGTTCACCATCACCATCGGAACTGCTTTCTCGAGCGCTGGCGACAAGATCGAAATCAATGCTTACAGCTATGCTGCGGGTGCAACGACTCTTGTTCTCAAGGCTGTTGACTCTACCGTCAACGGAAAGACAATCAAGGCTGGTCAGGCTATTTCCGTAGCTGGCGTTTACCAGATTGATCCAGAAACCTTGACCGCCATTCCTCGCTTGGCTCCAATCATTGCTCAGGCCGATGCCACCTTCGGAACCGATGGACTTTGCTCCTTGACCGTGGTCGGAATGTATGCCAAGGCCAACAACATCACGCTCGCCAATGTTAGCGCATTGCCTGCTTCTGGTGCTGACGTGACCGTTTTGGAAAACCTCACAGGCGCAACTTCTGGCAAGATCGCTCGCGTGGTGACTGCATGGAACAAAAAGGCCGTGATGTTCGCAACGATGGACTTGCCTACCCAGCTCGCTGGTGCAGAGGCTTCCAAGTGGACTGTTGACGGCTTGACCATTCGCTATATCAGCCAGTACGATGCTTCCACCAATGCGGATTCCAAGATTGTGGATATCCAGTTCGGTGGCATGGTGATCCGTCCTGAATGGATCGCGACCGCTGTCGGCCTGTACGCCTAATCAAATCGGGAAGGGGTGTAAAAGCCTCTTCCCTTTTTCCCTTTGAGGTTCTCATGGATTTAGGTTATCCCGCAGTATTTCCAACTTGGGAACGCTTTGCAGACGGAGAAAAAGTACTCTGTCAAGACATTACCGAATACGAAAATAATGTTGAATTGCATGGCCGTCCATTGGTTTATGCCATGATGGACAAGGCAAAAGCGATCATTGAAGAAGTGAATAAAGTCACTACTGAAAGTGACAAGATTGTCAAAGAAGCTATTGAAATTGCTACAAAGAAAAAGGGTGGCAAATGGAAAACACAGCACTAACTTTAGTAACCAAGGCTTTTGAAGCTATTGGTGTAAAGAGCGAACATGAAAGCGTATTGAAAGCGGAGCGAGCCTCTTACGGATTCGATCTGCTTTGCGCACTTCTCGACTCATGGAAATTGGATGACTCAATGGCACAGCGTTTCGATGCCGTTGCCTCTTGCGACTTAGTACCAAACCAGAATGAATATACGATTGGTGTCTCTGGCTCCGATATTGAAGTGACGGAGCGACCAGAGGGAATAATCCGCGCATATATCACCGACTCAAGCGGTAACACTTACCCGATGGCAGAGGTCACGAGCGCGGACTACTTTGGATCGTTCAGGATCACGGCAAACACTGACCGCCCTTGTATTTTCCTTTATGGCTCTGGCTACCCACAAGGTACTCTAACGATCTACCCACCTCCAAGCATTGTCCAAACCCTATCAATAGTCTATGCAAAGCCTATCGAGGTTCCTGATAGCTTGACTAGTGTAATGAACTATTCCGCAGGGTTTACCGAGGCGATCATTTACAGCCTAGCCCAAAGACTTGGGATCACCTATAATGTGCTCAATGATTCGGTTAATGCCATTGCGACACAGGCAAGGGAAAAGCTATGCCTATCCCGCAGACGGCAGGTAGATGCAATGAGCATTGACCCCGCAGCATGTATGCAAGGATCATGCGGGACGAATAATAACTATCAGTCTGGTATGCGTTACAACATCAACACGAATAGCTACCAATGACGGCAATCAAGGGCTTTATCGGTGGACATAACGAGGCGTACTCTAGGGCGGTATCAAAGGCCGTCTGTATCAACCTCTACCCTGAACTAAGCAAGAACGACAGCGACACCACCGAAGGCGCGCTTATCAAAGTGCCTGGTACTGCTTCCATAGTTGTTTGGGATGCTACTGGATTCAGTGGTGAAGCAAATGCGGGTTGCCGTGGCTCCTATGTTACATCTAGAGGGGTGCAATATTCTTGCATAGGCGACCTTGTTTTGCGCTATCCCGATACGGAAACCGCACCCGTGATCGTGGCAAATATCCCTTATGCGACTACTCCAGTGACCTTTGCAGAGAATGGAATCTACCTAGCAATTGCCGATGGCAACGCATTGTATATTGTCGAGCTTTCTACCTATGTTAGCTCTACCCCAAGCCTTCCAACTTATGTAAAGCCTACCCATGTATCATTTTTGGGTGGTCGCCTTGTAATCAACTCTAAAACGGCTTCGGGCATTGGCTCAGTTGGCGTGGCTCCTGTTGATTCAAAGCTCTACTATTCAGCGGTCTATGACGCTACCGAATGGCTATCAGGCGGTGCAGGCTCCAAGGCTGTTGTATCTAGCTCTGATCCATGCGTTTCTATCGTTGCCGTCAATGACCAGATTCTAGCCCTTGGATCAAACTCTGTCGAGTTCCTTGGGCTGACTGACAGCGATACCATTCCATTTGAGCGGGTAAGTGGATCAACAAACGGCTCTGGTTGCTTTGCGCGTTATTCTCCCTTGGTGATCGGTCAAAGTTGCTATTTCGTGGGTGTTGAAGCTAATGGCATGGTGCAAGTATATCGCACCAATGGCTATGCTATTGAGCCTATTTCCGACAATGGCATTGACTGGGTGCTATCCCAAGGCGATGCTTCCGATGCCGTGGGCTGGTCTTATTCTCAGCAGGGGCATACCTTCTACGGAATCACAAGCCAAAACCTAGATTTAACTTTGGTCTATGACATAAGCACAGGCGCATGGCATAAGCGTTCTACTCGTGTCGTTGACGTAGATAAGCAATGGAAGTACACGTCGTTTACATCGCTCAATGGCGTGGTCTATGCGTTCTCAAAGTCCACTCCAAAGGTTTACCGCATTGGCCTTGATCTGTACAAGGAAGATGACCAGTACATTTATTGGCAACGGGGTACGGGAATCCTACAGGATGAACTAAACGGCATTGTCCACAATAGCATTACCGTACACATGGAAACAGGTACAGGCGACAGCGCGGAGCCAACGGAAAAAGACCCTACCTTGTCCCTATCCTGGAGTGATGACGCGAATGTCAATTTCACGGCAACAGATACGGAAAGCATAGGAAACGATGGTGCGGGCGGTCGCAAGATTACCTTCTGGCGGACTGGTTACGCAAGGCAAAGGAGCTACCTGCTTTCAGGCTGGCACCCTGTTAAAATTGTTCTGCTTGGAGCGTATGTAAATCTATCGCCTACAGGCCGTTAAAACGTATATTTGAGATAAGAGGTTATTATGGGAATCCTAAGTACAATCGTTGATCCAATGGCCTCATATTATGAGGGCAAAGCAAGGCTTCGAGGAGCCAAGCAGGGCGCAAAGGTCATGGGTCAAGCCTACGACCAATCCGACCTAATGGCAGGTCAGGAATACAACCAACAGCGTGGAATCTTTGACCCGTACCAGAAGTATGGTGCAAGCGGTCGAACGGCTCTTGAGTCGATGCTGACAGGCGAAGGCGCGCAGTCCTTTGAGACTCCAGACTACAAGTACACCAAGGACATCAATAGCTTCCTTGACCCTTCCATGAAATTCCGCTTGGAACAGGGAATCCAAGGCCGTGATGCTTCCGCTGCGAGCCGTGGCAACCTGTTTGATTCAGGATACCAGAAAGATTTAGAGAATTTCTCTCAAGGATTGGCTTCTACTGAATACGGATCAGCATTCGACCGCATGGCAAGCGACCGCCAAAGCTCACTACAGGAATATACCACCCCGCTAGAACAGGCGCGCGCTAATCGGGCGCAACGCATGGCAGGGCTTGAAGGCATGGTTCAAAGCGGTCAGTTTGGCGACCAAGGCGTATCTACATCGCTTCAAAATATGATGGCGAACAAGCAACAGAATTTGAGTGGGCGCGCCAATATGAACGCTGAACTCGCAGCACTCAAGGAGCAGGGCAAGGGGTCATTTGGGCTTGCTCTAGGCCGTTCCCTTGCAGGGCTTGGTGACGCTGGCCTATCCTATGCCTCGGGCGCGAGTGGCCTATCTTCCCTCTTTGGCGGTGGTCAACAACCACAGCAGTTTGCGAAATGGGGGCGCGGTGGTCAGCTTGGCGCGAATGGTCAGGAGACTTTCAACACTTTTAGAGGTTCATTCTAATGGCACTTTCAAACCTATTCCGACCTTCTGACTGGACAAGCGGACAGCGCGACATCAAGGGACTCTTTGGCACTGGTCTTTCCCCTTTGTCGGGTGATCAATTGACCAAGGACATTGGCGCACTACGCACCGAAGCAGGCGCGGGGGTTCTTAGGCGTTTCCCTACTCAGGGAGCCAAGCAAAACCCTGTGGAGTACCTTCGCATTAAGGCGCAGGAGATCGCACCCTATGACCCTACCTATGCTCAAGAGTTGATGGACAAGGCTAACCAGATGGAAATGCAACAAAAGAGCGTTGCAATCAATGAACAAAAGGCAAGCACTCAGCAGGATTTGGTTGGTGCTCGCCTTGGTGCTGAGGAACAAAAGAACATTGCAAAGCAAAACGCTATTTCCGCTGTGTCTAGTGCTACTGAAAAGTGGGCAATGGGCAAAGATGACCCTGCACTTAGGAATGAATTGCAGACGGCTATCAACAGCGCAAAGGCTCTAGGGGTTTCGGTTGAGAATCCTATTGATGACTATTTACGAGAAAAGCAGAATGAGGCTACTCTAGGCCAAGGTCAGCAACGCATTGAGCTTGCTAAAGAGGAAACCGAGGCGGATAAGCTTAACCGCGAACAATCTCAGCAGAATTGGAATAAGACCTATGAGCTACAGGCTCAGAATGTTGCCAATGACAACGCGCTCAAGTGGAAAACCTATCAGCTTGCTTTGGACAATGCCAACAAGCAGGCCGTATCAAGCACTAAGACCATGACCGAAGGGCAAAGCAATGCTATGGGATTTGCAAAAAGAATGGGCGAATCTGTCAATATCATTAAAGAACTTGCACCAAAGCTATCTAGGACTGAGCTTGCTTTGATTCAGGCCGGCGATGTGGCTTCGTCTTTGTCTCCAGATGCAAGGCGTTATAAGTTGGCTCTTGATGACTTTATCCGCGCTCAGTTGAGAAAGGAGTCAGGTGCAGCGATTGGCAAAGATGAATTTGCAGGAGCCTTTAGCCAGTATGGATTTAGCCCTCTTGACAATGACGCTATCAAGGCCGACAAAATGAACAGGCTTTTAGATGGTGCTGAAAACATGAAAGCATCGGCTGGAACGGCTGGTAAAGCTATCATTGAAGGAAAGCTAGAGCCACAACAGCAGACGGGGCGAAAAGTCGTTACAGATGCAAATGCGTTCTTTGGGGGTAAATAATGGCGATTAAGAAGTACATCACAAATAAAAAGACTGGTCAGTCTCTAGAAGTTACCGCCCAAAACATTAAGCAGGTTGAGGCGGAGTATAAAAAGAACCCTTCCCTTTACCAGATGGAACAAGAGGAAGTGCCAGATACTAAGGTGCTTTCAAAGGAAGATGATCAAAAGGCGTTTACCCTTCGCGCTCAAGGTAAAGTATTGGCAGACGAAGCAAATAGACGCGCTGAACTTGGTGGAATGACATCGGCAACAGCGGGAACTCCTTATCGTGTATCGGCTCCTGAAACCGATATTGGACGCAGAACCGTTGGGACATTCCTTGATCTTATGACGGCTCCAGGTCGAACCGTTCGCGGTGCTTATAACGCATTGACAGGTAGCGAAGAAGAAGGGACTGCTTTGGACCGCTTCAATCAAGGTGCGTCCGTTCGTGGCGATCAGGATTATGTAGCAGGTAGCCCAGCTTTAAGCTCCCCCGCTTCTACGGCTTCATTCCTTGGAAATGCAATGCTAGGTGGAAAGGGTGGAAAAGGTATGTCGAACCTTGCAAAGAATACTGGACTAAATTTCCTTGGCGGTGTACTTGGCTCTACTTTAGGGCAGGGCGCGCAAGGGATTGAGAACTATGTTACAGGTGGAACTAGCGAAGATCAGTCCATTGGCGACCGCACACAGCAGGCATTGACCGAGGGCGGGCTATCTTCCATGTTTGGCCTTGGTGCAAAAGGATTGGGAGAAGCGGGAAAGGCGGTTGGTGGAAAGCTAATTACATCAACTGTTAAGCCTAAGATTGGCGGTTCTTTCAATGTTGATGACCTTATGAGCGCAAAGAATGTTGACGGCTCGAATGTAATCAAGCCTTTCAGCGGAGTCAGCGGAGCCGTTTCCGATGTTTATAAAGCATTGGGTCAATGGTCGGAACAACAGGCAAAATCAATTCCAAATGCGCAAGTAAATATTTTACCTAAACTTGCAGATTTAAAGGATGAATACTACCAGAAGCTACTACGCTCAGAGATTACCACGGGAGAGTATGACAAGGTTGTAGGAGTTCTGAATGATGAGGCAGACCGCTTTGCAGTCGGTGGAATACAAGCGGGTCAAGGTGGATTCTTAGCGGTAAATGCTCCTTATCAGAATGTTCACAACGCAAAGGTAGATGTAGGCGGGAAAGGTCGCTACGACTTGGCAAATCCAAACAATAGCGTTGAACCTATTCAGCGGTCTGCGTTCCGTGACCTTTATACAACCTATTCAGATGTGCTAGGCGGTGCTCAAGGCAATCCAGCATACAAGGAGGCCACTCTAGGTATGCGCCCATTAATGGGGTCTAAAAAGTACTTGGAACAGGCAGACGAACGCATTGGAAAAAACAACCTTATCCCGTTGACTTCAATGATGGCCGGTTCTGCGGTTGGCGGTGCTACTCAGGATTTAAAGCTAATGCTTGCAGGTGCTTTAGTTCCTTGGCTAACTCAAGGAATGAGAACTGGAACTGGAATGTACAGGGGTGGTGAGGCATTGGCTTCCCCGCTTATCGCAAACGGATTACGCGCAATTATCGCAGGCCAAACCTTCAAAGGCGAATAAATGACCATACCATACTCGAACCCGAATGACACCTATTTTGACGGCTTGGAAGTAGCCACCGATCACCGCCTTGTTTACACCGAAGTAGGATCAACGAATCCTAAGAACGTGTATAACCGCGCAGGGACTAGCCTTGGAAACAAGATTGATCTAGGATCGGATGGAACGCTAAACCCTCAGATATGTTTGGGAGAGGGTGACTACGATGTCATTCTGCAAAGGTACGTGGCAGGAGACCGCACTTTAGACACCTCTTGGGAGGATGCTTGGCCTGTAGCTTACTTGGTATCGGGCGCACCAGCAACAGGCGTTACCACGTCAAACATGGCTGTACTTGCTACCCGCGCAGACTTGAAGGCACTGCCAGCGAATCATGGATACTTAGCCGTGGTAATGCTTGGCTATTACACGGCTTATGATGGCGGTGGTGGTATTTTCGTGTGGAAAGCGGACAGCACCACTACGGACGATTTCGGATATTTCTGTGAGCTTGACGCAGACCCCGCAAGCGGTCGCTTCCTGTACTCTTTGCAGGCTAACCAGCAGTATGTATCAACCGCAACCTATGGCGTGTTGAGTGGCCTTGTAGGGGCTTGTGATGTGCGGGTAGAAAACGCATTGACTAGAGCGGGGGCTATCGGGCTAAAGTTGCAGTTTGCAAACTCACCTCACTCCTTTTCCGCTGACGTTACTATTGACGTAAATAGCTTTCTCCCACGGCTTGCCTATTTCACGGCTCCCGATGACTCAAGTACACGGGTTATCACCTTTGATGCTTTTGTTGAGATCGAACCCCGCAGCGTGACCTATCCTATTGCGCGCAAACCATATACCAACATCGAGTTCACCTCTGGAATTATGCCCGATGGTGTAAGCCCCGAATGGTGGGATGACTCCTATACAAGCGGTGCTATCAAGGACACTCAAGTATCACAGGCGGTCACAAATGGCGGTGGAGTGGTTAGGCTTACGGAGTCCCTAGCGTACGACTTCCCAGAGACTGCTATCACTGCAAGCCTGATCGTAAACCAAGGCTCACAGATCAACGTGGCAGGGAATACGCAATTTGATGGACAGATCAGCGTACTTGGAGTCCCATATTGGAAAATCTTCAATCTTGGCGCGTCTGGTAATCCAGTCATCACTAACAAGCATCAGGGCGGTGTATACGCTTGGTGGTTTGGTTGGTGTACTTCCAACTCTGACACTCAGGCTACTTGCCTTAATGATGGATACGGAGCTTGCAGAAGCTACAACCACACGTATTACATTTCAAAGAACGCTTTGGGCAGTGCAAGCTATATTGATATTGCTTTGAGCTTTGATGATGTAGGGGTAAGCCTTGACATTAGCGATAAGTTGACCATTACCGATAATGGAGAATTGACCGCTGTAAATATTCCTTTGGCTAGGAGACAGCTATTTGCGTTTGATGGAACCGCATACGGATCAGAATTGACGCTAAAGACAGGTGTCATATATCCAGAGTGGTTTGGTGCTGTTGGCAACGGATCAACAAGCGACTCAACCGCTTTGTTTAATGCTACGCTATGCGCAAAACAATCTTCTGTAAGCAACTCAATTGTATGGATTGATCTTGGTGGAAAGGTTTTTGTTACAGCGCAGGCTTTGGGATCAATTGAGAATGTTGGTTATAGATTTGGAGAGCTTACTTATCTTGCATTAAGCTCTTGCAATAACATGAAATTTGAGAATGTTTCTATTAGATCGAATGGGTATGCAGTTTCCGCATTGACTCCTGTAAATACCATTACCTCTTGCACAAACATTGAGTTTATCAATAGCTCAATCTCAAATTCAAATAACGCCATGCCATTGGCGATTTACGCAAGTACAGGAATCAAGTTTACCAACAGCAAGATTATCAAGACCGTCAACACTGGCGTTCCATTCTACTTTGATGACGATAGCTCTTACGAGATGATAAACTGCGCAGTTAATTGGGTATCAGGTGGAAACATCTATATCACAAACAATGCAAAGATAAAAGACTGCACATTTGTAAGCGGTGGATCGTCTTTGGTATATGTTGGCTATGATGGAACTGCAAGCGCAGTCGGTTCAAATTCTGCTATCGTTGATTCATTCTTTGAAGGTTGCCAAGTCCACGTTAGCGGTGTAAGTAACATCCAATTTGAGCGCAACCAACTCAAAGGCGTGTACACTAGCACCTTTATCGAGCTTGCACCACGCGCAACGGGTGAGCCTATCAATGTTATCGTCCAAGATAACTTTATGAACTGGACTAATACGCCTACAAGCGAATGCTATGCGGTTAAATATACCACGTCCTTCGGATCGTATGTAAACCCAACAGATTACCTTTTCGGCTCTTTCGCGGTTCGGAACAACTACACCAATATGCCAGCAGAAGCGCAGAACTACAGAGCGACAAATTCAGTAGTTGCCGTTGCTAGGATTGTGCGCGCATGGAAAACCCACGGAAATCACATGGTGCTATCAAACGATGGTGGCCTTGGTTATGCCGTTGACGACAATTACATTGGAACTACTATGACTGCAATGTTGAGTGTAAGATATAACGCAGGTACTACCATTGATAACAACCTTTTCTTAAATGGTGGGATTGTAGGAGGGAAGCCTTCAATCGTCATGGTAAATCAAGGTGCTCCTGAATCCTGGACTGTTGGCGGGTTAATTTCTACCTCGGCAATCGTATGATCCAGAAGCCACCATCAAGCGCGCCCTTTACCAACGCAAAAGGAATCATTGCCCAAGGCTGGGCGCAATGGGTTGAAAATATTTCGCGCCTTGCCTCAAGGGTATTGACCACGGAGACGAAACACAACGATATCGAGGGACGCGATGCAACGGACGCGCACCCTATCGCCTCGATTACCGATCTGCAAGGGACTATAAACGCACTTGAGGCAACCGACCTAGTAATTGACACAAAGGCGACCACGGCACTTGCAACGGCTAACAGCGCGCAAGGAACGGCAAACAGCGCACTAAACACGGCTAATGATGCGGTGGCTATCGGTAACAACGCGCTAACGACTGCGCAGACTGCACAGACAGAAGTGGACAATCTTGAGAATGTGGTGGCCAATCTTCACCTTGAACTAAAAGCCAATACTACGGAATCTTCCACAGGATTGCTGACATGGGATGGCACTAAGTTTGCAATCGTTGATGCTACCCATATCCGCATTGGCGCGGGAACAGGTCAAATTGTAGATACATCGGGAGTGGTAACGCAAGTAACGTGGGCAGAGAATACTAACCTACTTGATGCCTATGTTGGAAGCACGTCCAATACCTATTACATGGTATCGAGTGCTGGTGCTTTTGTTCAGCAGTCAACCTATCCTACCCCTACTCAAATGAGGTCGCACATCTATCTAGGCTTCACAGGTCATGCACCTGTAGGCACTATCCTAGCGATCACTGCGGAACCTAGCTTCGCGATCAATGAAATGTCACAAGTGCGGGATATTTTCGACAACGCATTAAGGCACATTAACGATGACATAGCATTTAGCGCGAACGGAGCCAACCTAAATTTAAACCGAAGCGCGGGGAGTATTTACGGACTAGGGCTAGGGGTGAGTACTTCCCTAACCGATCCATCTAGAGTGGCTATTTCAGGCGGGACAGCGGTTACATTCCAATATCGCACTCGGACTGGCGTTGCAACGGGAAACCTAACAGCGGTTGACACGGCTAACTATGACGTGGGCGGTGTTGTAACGTCCATACCAAGCTCGAACAAATGGACAAACCAACGTCTCTATGTTTCGCCTTCGGGAATTAACCGACTGCAACTAGGGCAAGCCTATTACGGATCACTGGCAGAAGCACTTGCAGCGGTACAGACTGAGACGTTCGTAACCTACCCACCTTTCAAGGAAAACTTCGTTCTCGTTGGAATATTATCTGTAAAAAATAACGCCACTACACTCAACACAAGCGCAACTGCTACCTTTGTCCCAGTCTCCAAGTTTGGCGAGATTCTAGGAGGAAGCGCGGGAACCTCTACGACCACTTTACAGCAGGCGTATGAGAACGGAACTGAGCCCGAGATAGTGACCAATTCAATCCGTGGGGCATTGTCGTTTAAGCGTGGAAGCGGGGCGGATACCGACAATGTAATTGAAATACAGAACGGGGCGGGAACTACCACTGCAAGCGTAAAAGGCGATGGAACTACGGACGTAGGATCACTCACCGCAAAAGGCGTGGCAGTACTTACCCACTTGCCTGGATATACTGCTATTGCGATGTTCAACAACTCAAGCGCAACCAGCTTCGGTTTTTATTCTGATTCGTCTGGTAATAATGGTGTAGCTGGAACCACGTTAGACATGAACCACACTGGAAATACTCGAATCCTAAAAAGTAGCGTGGCTCAAATTGAGTTTAACGGATCATCAGCAATTGTAAGTGTTCCTATTGCCCTAGCTACCTATACAGAGCTTTTGTCCGATCTGGCGGGTAGAGTGCGCATTAGACCAGTCGGAGGGGTATCCTATCTAGAGTTATTTTCATCCGCAAATGACGTGCGATTGATGGCATATGACCGCGCAGGGGCATCGTATCAGGACGCATCGATAAGAGCAAAGTCCATATCGCTAAACACGAGTGGAACGAGCAGGGTCGATGTAACCGACTCATCTGTAAAATCAAATATTCCTTTAGTGCTCACCCAAAAGACTCCAGCAAGTGCTTCCGCTGCGGGAATTGCAGGCGAGATATGCGCGGATGCAAACTACATTTACCACTGTACAGCAACTAACACATGGAAAAGGGTAGCGATCGCTACATGGTAGGAGCTTATGGCAACTGAAAACGAACTAAAGCTAATCAAGTCCTATGCCAAGAGCATGGGAAAGACGTGGAAAATGATGAAGGCTGAATACGAATCAGCGGTACTCAATGAGGCGATTCGGCATAGGCAGGGGAAGCTCACTCGATCCGATGTGGTGGATAGCCTAGCGTCGCAATTAACCGATGAAGATATGAGCGCGGAATAATGTACGGATACGAGCACTATGAGCGTATGCACGACCCGCTAAAGGCGTTCCTGCGCTCTATTCCATTTGATTGCGATATACAATACCCGATCACTGGAAAGCCCGTAATCAATGCGGAACCGCTGATAGGTGACAACGGCGTAAATCGGCACATTGTTGTAAGCCTAACCAAGCCTAATGTTGACGTTTACGACTTTGACAGGCGAAATACTGACCTACTCAATCAGCTAGGATATTCCCGCGCATTTTGGATGCCATGCCTTTGGAGTCAAGGTTTGCAGGACATGGTGGACAGGGTAAGCGATAAGGATCGAATTTACGACATTACCCATATAGGCATACCAACGGGACGCAGGGAACAGGTCATCAAGGAAATCGAAGCCCTTGGGGTGCGGGTGAATATCGTTAATGGCGTTTGGGAAGATGACGCGACCAGAATAATGAAGCAGTCCAAGGTGATAATCAATATTCATCGGGAAGGCGCAAAGCAGGCGCAGGAATGTTTGCGAATTTCGTGGGCATTGGCGTGTGGTTGCCTTGTGGTGAGTGAAACTAGCCTTGATCCGTCCATTCCACAGCCTTGTATCATTGAGGCTGATTTGTGGGATTTGGCGCGCGTTGCCGTGGAAGCGGTCGGACTTGCGGACGAATCCAAAGAACGGCTTGACATATTTAGGCTTTACTCAAAAGAAGTAATCAAAAAGACTTGGTTAAAAGGTAAATTTAAAGTAAAGGAGTCAGAACATGGCATACATTAACGACAGCGCATTTGATGCGGGGCTAGCCTACATCAGCACCAATGGTACACGGCTTGACCTTTGCAGTGCAGAGCCTACGAGCTACGCACTATCCCAAAGCCTTTCCTTGGCTAACAAAGCCTCTGGTTTGAGCTTTGGCGCACCTACCGACCGCACTCCCAACGGACGAAAGATTGTGCTTGGTGCGACCACTGGCGGGACGGCAACAGCTAACGGAACCGCTACCCATTGGGCTTTAACCAACGGCTCTAATCTTTTGGTGGCAACGGGCGCACTTAGCCCAACGCTAACTATCGTAAGCGGTGCTAGTGTATCGACATCGACTCTTGACATTGGCATTGCCGATGCGACAGCGGGGTAATTTATGGCCTTGACTACTGACAAAATGCTATCGGCTCTAGCCAATGGCACAAGAGCCTTGATCTATAAGGCTTCGGTTACTAATGTGTCATCGGGCTATCTTGCCTCTTTGTGGAGAGCTTCGGGCGGTCTTCAATGGCCTCAAGGTGCTATTCCAGCGGGGGCAAGCACTCCTACCGATGCGACCACAGGGGCTATCTTGTTACCCACCTTTGGCGCAGGAACCACGGGACGAATCTACAAGTTTGCTCCTATCGGGAATACTATCGGAAATTTCCTTGTCTATGATCGGATTGCTCACATGGGCGGTCTAAGCGGTACTACTCTGACTGCTCAAACTGTTAGCCTTGATGTAGCCACGGCAATCACTAATGGTCGATGCCTTGCTGATTACTCTTGTGTAGAATGGTATGTTGAGATTTACACGGACATAGGCACAACAGGCGCGAATTTGACAGTTACCTATACGGACAAAAACGATGCACCAGGTAAGACTGTGGTGCTTACAGGATTCTCAGGAGCATCACCTTTGAATCGTTCTGGTCGCTGTGTTCGTCTCATAACAACCGATGGAATACCGATCAAAAGTATTCAATCGTGTATCTGGTCTGGAACAACAGGAACAGCGGGATCATTCGGATTCACTGCACGTACATTCAAGTGCCAAGTTTCCCAAATGGTCGCCAATATCATGGGCGTGGGAACGGACGGCATTTCGCTAGGATTGCCAAAGGTCTCTC